TGTTGGATGGCGTGCGGCCCCGGGCGCCGTTCAAGTTCACAGGCTTTATGGGTTTCCCGGTAAAACTTTTCCACGCCCGATGGGCTGAGGAGCGAAAGGTTGCGGCGCAATTCTGCGATCTCCTTCTCGCTCATGGCGTCCTCTTTCGGGGTTTCCGGGCGGCCCTCCATGACGAAGGATGGTAGCATATTCGCTATTTGTTCGCCGACTGTGTATAATGCTCACAACGACCACAACCATCCCTTTCCCTCGCGGCGGTCGCATACCACCGGCCGCCGCGACCCTCCCATGACGTACCTCCAGCGCCGTTTCGCAAAAAAGCATAGCCATCGCTACTTCGTTGATTTGAATACCGGCGACGCTGTTTGCCTGTGTGGAAAAGTCCGCGGTTCCAAAAAAGCTGCACCGGGAAAATACAATGCCATCAGAACGATCTATAACGGTTACCCGTACGATTCGAAGTTAGAGGCAAATTATGCGATGCAGCTCGACTGGCGGCTGAAAGCGAAAGACATCAAGGGATGGGACCGGCAATACCCGATCGAGATCAGAAGCCCTGCCGGAGAACTCATCCGCCGGCACAAGGTTGATTTCAGAATTCACCACCGGGACGGGAGTTTCGAACTCGCGGAGGTAAAGGGATTTGAGACGCAGGAATATCGGCTTTTGAAAAAGCTGATTGAGACGTTATGGCTCCCAGCGAACCTCGACCACGTCTATACCGTGGTCAAATGAGCGAATGTTGTCGTCCGCCTATGGATTGCCTTTCTGCCTCACTTCCGGGGAAACGCTTTCGCATTTTCCGTAACGCGCATACTGGCCGATTGAACTCATATCTGCATTAAGGACTTCGACGGTGCGCTTGTACCGAAGCGTTTCCCACGTGATCGTGAACCGCATCCTGCCGAGATGCTTTGGTTGTTTTCCCAGTACGAACGTACCCCCTGCCCAAGAATCCTCGTCGCGATCGTACGAATCTTCCGCACCGATGACGACCCCTTTGTCATACCCCCTCACGATCAGAAAGTCCGTCTTAAGTTTCTGTTGAACCTCCTTGTCCAGTTTTGCGAAGGTACCCGTAGCGACCATCACTTCTCGGATTGTCTTGCTTTGGGAGAAGGTGAAAAACGTGTCTAATTGTTTGTCATCATCGAAACAAACGTATTCGTCGGCCATACGATCAAGTCCGCCAGCATTATAGATTTCGCTGAAATATTGCCGGGCGCTCTGGCCAAAGCAGGCGCTCGCCAAAAACAAAATGGCGCACATGACGCGTTTCATCTGCCGACCTCCCCTGTGGATTGACGTTTCCCGCCATTATGCCATTATTTAAGTAACCCGTACCGAATCCCCCCAACCCCTGAACAACTTTCAGCGAATCATCCGCTGGCTGGAGCGTAAGGTCAGCGAGATCGAGTTGCACGAACTTCCGCCCCCCGCCCCGACCGGGAAACTCAAACCCCTCAAACGTCCGACAGCAAAACGCAAACCGAGGAAGAAAATAACCCCGATGCCAATGTGAAGCAGCTTCTCCATCACTGCCGGATGTGCGGCCGAACGATTCTCCCGTTGGATGTGTGCAATCATCCGAAATGCCGGGGTTGTTCCATCCTCCTGGAGCCGGAGTTCAACGAAAAGACTCTGTGCTGGTGCGGGAAGTACCACAATGCCCCGTCCGTAAAAGATTCGACCTTCTGCCGGATGTGCGTGGGCGAGGAAGTCCCGACCGGAACCCCCAAAGGCCAGCCCATAAGAATCCAAGACGACGAAGAAGACCCCTACGAGCTAACGGAAACAAATTAACGAAGGTCGAAAACCAAATCATAAAATCATGTTGAGAATATTTGCAAAATGGTGGGCGCGGCTCTCGTACGTCTGGCAACTCGAAGTAGAAGCCGGAAAAAATGAACTTAACGCTGCGACCGCTAAAAGGAACGCCGACGAAAAACGAAAGCTCGTCCTGCAGTTGAACGCGGAGGCCGACGCGATTTACGAGAACATGAAGAAGGTCGAAGAAGAGGAAACAAAGCGCCGCGCCGGAGAGGAATACCAGAAGTTGAGCAAGCAGGAGCAATACGAGGACGAACGCGCGGCGAAAAAAGAAAAGGATGACGCGCTCCAAATCATCTCCGAAAAGCGGAAGCTCGCGGACGAGGAAAGCAAGCACGTTTCAGAAGCAGAACAGGTCGCCCAGGTATTGCGCGGGAGGGCGCAGGATAGCAGAAGTTTCGCGGATAAGATTCGGGAAATCTAATTCATCAAACCATGAGAGAAATCAAATTCCGGGCTTGGAATAAAGAGTATAAGCACTTCGCTAATGTCCAGGAAGATTCGGATTACATGCTCGGATTCAACGACGATGGCAGCATCTATATGATTCAGGGCGGTAGCCCAGCCGAGAAGGAGTACGAATTGATGCAATTCACTGGCCTGAAGGATAAAAATGGGAAGGAGATTTACGAGGGGGACATAATTGAGACTAGAAACCCCAAACAAAACCGCTATTCCGTTGGCTCAGTCATATGGAAAAGTGATGTTTGTGGTTTCGAATTGTACGATTTCAACTGCAAGTTTTATAAAGTCCTCGGTAACATCCACGAAAACCCCGAACTTCTGAATGCATGAAACTCCTCACCGAGCGCAAAACCTTCCCATCCCATTGGAGCAAAAAGCGGATAGACCGCTATAAGCGCCGGTTCCAAAAACGATTAGCAAAAAGATAATGATCGAACGACCCGATATCGACAATCTCATCAAGCTCGTCGAAGACAACCTCATCGAGGTTCAGGATGCCAGGCATACAATTGTTGGCCGTAATTTCACGATTACCGCCCCAACAACCGAGCGCGCAATACGGACTTTCCTCGAGGAATTATTCCTGAGTACCCTCAAAGAGAAAACCCCAAATCCATGATCGAACGCTACACCATCAAATTCGGCCCAGCGGTGAGCCAGAAGGAACTGGAGAAGGCTTTGCATGAAGCGACCGACCCGGAAGTCCTCAAAAAGCTCCACAAGATGAAAGCGCGGATAGAGGTTGTGGGTGACTTTGACGACTTAAAAAAGATTTCCGATCTATTGGGGCGGTTGTCCCATCACGGCGGCAATGACCAGCCATCCATATCCTAGACAAAAGCACATAATCGTTGAAAAGCCGAGTGCCTTGTTTCTCGCATAGCGCCATCGGTTATATAGATCCTCACCCCGCTTTGATACTTCATAGTCCCTTGCGAGAAAAATCATGAACAACACCCCGTAAAGGATGGTCAAAGCCAAGATAGCTAAGGGCGAAGCGTATCGTGGCGGTAAAGGTTTTGCGGGATCGCTCGACCGAAAGATTGTTGCACTGACTACTAGCACGATTCCTGCACCCGCCATACTCAGAACGAATTTCATTATGTCCAGATAGATCGCCACTTGCTTTTCAAACTCATCTGAAAACTGATAAAGTGCGTCTTCTAGTGATACCCAACTCGCAATGAATAGGAAGGTGAATACGCCCACGCCTACTGCAATACCTGCCGTCCCTGCATGCACGGCTGGCATAATATCACAGCCATGATAGTGTTATCTCAAACCCTCCCATAACCGCTTTTCATGCCAGCCATAGCCAAAGACAAGCAAGACTTTTACAAATCCCGCATCCGCGCGCTCGTTTCCGTTGACCACCAAATGACGAATGCCGAGCTGCTCGAAAAGCTGAGGGTGGAAGGCATCAGCATGGACCGGGATTTTCTCTCGAAGCTTCTCGGCAAAGTGTACCGGGAACGTATCAAACGCGCCGATCGCCAAACCCTCGCCTATGCTTTAGCCTCATTCGAAGACACGATGACCCAGGTAGTGAAAGTCGCGTGGGAGATTGCCCAGGCACCGTATATCAATCCCCAGGCGCGCGTCATGGCGCTCAGGGAGATACGCGAAGCCCATAGCGCCGTTTTCGACAAACTCTTCGACGCCGGCGTATTTGAACGCAAGCTCGGCACCCTGGACGCGACTATCCGCAATACGCCACTGCCCGAAGACCGCAAGCAAGCAATCCGCGCCGTGTTCACAAACTGGGGATTACTAGAAGCCCCGAAGGAGGATGCACAACCCACCAGTCCTCCCACTTCCTGATTCCCCCTTCGACAGCTTCGAAGCACGCAAAGAGAGCCGCAAATCCCTCCTCGGCTTTTCGCTCGTTTACCTCACCGGCTATTTCACCGACCCGCCGGCCACATTTCATCCTGAACTCATCCATGCTTTAGCGAGTGATGACGAACGTCGTGTCCTTATCCTCGGCTTCCGCGGCTCAGGGAAAAGCACGTTCGGTAGTTTGGCGCTTCCGCTATGGGCGGCGCTTGAATACCCCGAAAAGTATCCCTTCATTATCCTCGTCGCCGATTCGTCCCGCCAGGCGACGCTAAATATCAGTGCTATTAAGCACGAGCTCGAGACGAATGAGCTTATCAAACAGGACTACGGCGAGATCAAGGGAAACATCATCGAGGATTTCTCGCTGAAAGGCGAAGGGGAAGAATGGCAGAAGCAGAATATCGTCCTTTCGAATGGCGTAAGAATCCTCGCCCGATCGCGCGGGCAGAAAGTCCGCGGACTAAGGCATCTCCAATATCGCCCACGCCTCATCGTCGTAGACGACCCGGAAGACGGCGAATGGGTAAGGACGAAGGAGAATCGCGACAAGACGGACAGATGGCTCCATTCCGAGATCATGCCAGGCATGGACGCGCGGAAAGGGAAGCTCGTCGTCATCGGGAACCTTTTACATATGGACGCTTTGCTTTCCCGACTACGTGCGCCCGGTACCGGCTTCAAAGTCCTCGAATTTCCGCTTCTCACAAATGAGGGTATTTGCACCTGGCCTGCGATGTATCCCACGGAACAATCGCTCAAAGACAAAGAGCGGGACATGGGGGCTATTGCCTGGCAGCGGGAGATGCTCCTCAAGATCGTTTCGGATGACGAAGCGGTCATAAAGCCCGAGGACATCCACTACTACGACGAGCGGCCGGCCAACGCCGTAGCAAGCATAAAAGGCCATGGGATTGACCTTGCCATCAGCCAGAAGGAAGGCGCCGACTACACGGCCATTGTGTCAGGCGAAGTGTTTTATGTGGACAACGCCCCGAAGATATTCATCCGGCCGAACCCTTACAACGAACATGTTACATTCCACAATTTTCTGCAGCATGTGAGAAACATCCCGGGTGAGCTGAAGGGCGCGAATCTTTTCTTCGTGGAAGACGTGGCATACCAGAAAGCGGCGATACAGGAAATGGAACGAGCGATGCTTCCCGTCGTCCCCATGAAACCCCAAGGCGATAAGCGGGCGCGGTTGCAAGTCGTCGCGCCGTACATCAAAAACGGCACAGTCCTTTTCCCCCGCACAGGATGTGAACAGCTTTTAGGCCAGATGTTCAACCTGGGCGTGGAATCACACGACGACCTCAATGACGCTGCGGTTTACCTGATTCAGGGCTTGGCTAACCAGGGTTTGGAGCTGCCGAAGATACAGTGGATTGAGGCGTAAGAGATACTACCAGTCCGCCCTTGCCGCACATTGCATCGGTTGCGTGCCTTTGCATTTTACGATCACCGTTGGAGGCTCAACCCCCACCGAACTTCCACGGGGAGCGAGTACTCCATTTATGTCGCACCCTGTCTGAATGCCTGCCGGTCTGGGTTCTACGTAGAAGCATAGCACCACCGCCTCTTTTCGAATGGCAGTTGTAGACGAGAAATCAACTCCATTCGCATCTCGTGAAGCCTTCAAAACGACATCGCCACCTGTCAGTTTCGCCGTGTTATGGCATGCACTAAGAATCAGAACTAATAAGATTAAAGCTACCTGACTTTTCATGTTTGCCTCGCCTTGCGCTGCCCATTCTACGGGAAACAGCAACCCTGTGCATACCTGACCTGTTGCCAGCTTCCCTGCAAACCCTATACTTAAAAGAAAATGGAGGTACTGAAGGCCACCCAAGCCCGCGAGATCACAAAAGAAAGCGTCACCGAAGCTGAAACGCTTGTGGTTAACGGCGTTTCGGTTTCGAAGCCAGCCGAGCACCCAATGCAGGCAGGAGATTTCTATTTCCGGCCGACGATTGTTCCGCTCCAAGTCAAACCCTCATGGTTCCGGCGCGTCGTTCTGCGGAAATCCACAATCACCATCCACGAGTGGATTGACGCCATAGTCATTAGCTGCCCGATCTGCGGCCTTCCCATTCTCACGAGCCCCGCCCATAAAGTCCTTCAGAGAAATCCCCTCACCATCGACCGCGAGATTGCGTGCCCCTATGCTCCCGCCGGACTTTCAGGACAGCACGCTTTTTCCATAAAGGACGGAAATATTTTGCCTGCGTAAATGAAGGATTACTATCTCATCTTAGGAATCTCGCCATCGGCCTCAGAGGAGGACATCAAGAAAGCGTACCGACAGTTGGCGCACCAATACCATCCCGACAAGATTGGTGGAGACGGCGCGCAGTTCAAAGAAATTAACGAGGCCTATCAAGTTCTTTCTGACAAGCAAAAAAGGGCCGCGTATGACTTCCGCAGAAACTTCCAGGTTGTTCCGCAGCAATACGTCGTCGTATATAACACCTGGAACCCGAACCCAAACCCGAGCACTTGGAACACCACCGGCACGGTTTACTATTACCACTCTTAAATGGACAACCGCTTCATCCCCACATCCAGTCTGAACGCCAACCAGAAACCTAGCTGGCCTATCCGCACGTTCAATAGGTTCTTCCGCGGCCGCATCGAGCCGGAGACCTACCAGCAATCGCAGGGAATCCAGATGACGAAGTACGGCGTCATCAATCACGCGGTAACCAAAGCCGGCCGCTCCGTCTTCGGTGAGTTCAGCGAAGGAAGCCAATTCAACATTCCGGCTCCAGGCGGCGGGAGTTCGATCAATACCTCGCGTGCATTAGCCAACAACAAAGGATTCGTCTACGCGGCCGTGAACGCAAAAGCCCGCGAAGTCATGAATATTGACTGGCGCTTGTTCGAAGTGGATGGCGAGGATCACGTTGAAAAAACCGAGCATGAGCTTTTGGATTTGCTCGATAGCGTGAACGACAACATGACCGGGCTGGAATTTAAATATCTCATCTCCGCCTGCCTCGACCTCACGGGCAACGCCTACATCTGGCTCGAAGGCGTAAAGAGCGATACGGATAAGCCCAAAGCCCTTCACCTCATGCCACCGGACAAGGTGCAGACCATTATTGACCGCCGTTCCTGGCCAAACCAGTTGATCGGCTACAAGATGCGCCTCGAAAACTCGACAACCGACATGGCGTTCAAGCCGTACGAAGTCGTGCATCTCCGCTTGCCAAACGCCAGCAATTTCTTCCAGGGATTAAGCCCCGTAGAAGCCGGAGCAGAGTATATCGATAACGACAACTACGCGATGGAGTTCAATCGCAAGTTCTTTATCAACGGCGCGCGGCCAGCCGGTTTCCTCAAGAGCGAGCTCGTTTCGGAGACCCAAACGGAAGTGCTGCGCTTGAGCTTCGCCAACATGCACGAGGGCGTAGACAACATGCAACGGATCGGCGTCCTTCCCAAAGGCGTCGAGTGGCAGAGCGCCGGTTCGAACCCGAAGGACATGGATTTCAAGAACATGTCGGATGTGATGCGTGACCGCATCCTGGCCATGTTCGGGGTATCGAGGACGATTTTAGGAACTGCTGAAAGCGATACGAACCGCGCGACGGCTGAAACTGCCGATTATGTGTTCTCAAAACGTGTCGTGAAGCCACACATGACGCTCATCTGCTCGTTCCTCAATGAACGCTTGGTACCTCGCTACGGCGACAACCTGTACATCACCTTCATTGACCCGGTGCCGGAGGATAAAGCCTTCAGGACAATTGAAATGCAGGCCGCCTCAGGCAGCCAGCCCGTCCTTACCCCGAATGAAACCCGCGATGAGTTTATGGGAATGGGGCCTGTTGAAGGTGGCGACAAGCTCTATGGCTCAACCTCGTTCGCACCGCTTGGGGAACCGCAGGCAGATACGGACGTTGATCCCGATGCGAAGCCCAATACCGAACCGTTGAAACGAATCTCCAAATCCATCAAAGCCGCGAACGGCGAACGTGTCGCCTTCCGTGTCGCGAGGACGAAACTGCACAAGCGCGCCGAGATGCGCAAGAAGATGGGAGAAGACCTTAAAGACCGCATTGCAAAAGCAGTTGAGGAAGCCGCGAAGCATGTGAGTTTCTCTACGAAAGAAATGGATGAGGCGGCATGGAAAGCAGTGAGCGAACGCACTTCAAAAGCCGAAGCCGAAATAAAAGAAACGATTATCAAGCTGAACGGCGAGCAGAAAAAGGAAGTCCTGAATAATCTCCCTCGCGCGGTGAAAGGCATCGACCCTTCGAAGCTTTTCGACATCGACAATTGGATTTCCATAACGACAAATGCTTTGACGCCCATCATGGAAGGACTGTTTGCGAGCGAAGCACTATCGGCAGCGGCCGAGATCGGCAAGCCCGACCTCAATCCCTTCAACGACACGGCGAAAGCTGCGCTGCACGCCTCTATCGCACGCATGTCGGAGAGCTATCAGCAGACCACTCTTGCAACCCTTGAATCAAAAATCAACGACGGCGTTTCAAGCGGCGCGAGTTTGTCTGACATCACGGCGAATGTGAAAGAGATTTATGAATGGAGCGACACCTGGCGCGCCGAAAGAGTTTCGAAAACCGAAGCGTTTCGGACTTCGAACATGGCGCTCAAGACCGCCTGGCAGCAGTCCGGCGTCGTAAAAACGATCAAGTGGTACACGTCTTCTAAAGAACCTTGTGGTTTTTGTGAAGCGCTGAATGGCAAGGTCATCAGCATCGACCAGAATTTCTTCAACAACGGCGACAGCTTGACGGTTGGTGAAGGAGACGATGCGAAAACGATGTCGCTCGACTATGGCGATGTCGGCGCTCCACCTTTACATCCGAATTGCCTTTGCGTCGCGCGCCCCGAAGACGTTTCAATCGCTTAACCACAAGCAGCGAAAACCCCTTTTCCTATACTTCAATCATGCTCGATTCCGTCCAGAACCTAGTTAAAGTAAATGTATCGCAAGGATACGACCAGAACGCAACCTCAATCGTATTAGAAGCGGGACAGGGCGCTCTTCTTCCTACGCCAAACTGGAACGCTACTTGGTGGAATGCTACGGATTTCGCCGACCCCTCGGACGACCCGAACGCCGAAATCGTGCGCGTCACCGCCATTTCCACTGATACCTTGACCGTCACGCGTGGTGCTGAAAGCGCAACCGGCGGCGGAGCTGCCTCGACCAAAAATACCGCAGGCAAGACCTACAAGATGATCCTCGGCATCACGGCGAAGATGATTTCGGACATCGCCGCAAATCTCCAGAAGCCGTGGCGTTTGGTAAATGTGGACGGGACAATCGACGGCTCGAATACCGTTTTTACGTTGGACGGTGCAATCACTCCCTTTGACCCGAACTCCCTCCAGGTGACGTTGGGGCGTCAGCCGCAGATCCAAGGCATTGACTACGAGTTTTCGGGCATCACGATAACGTACACGTCCCCGCCGTCCGCGGGCCTCGCGGTCCAACCTCACATCGCCCAATACCAGTAATCCCCAAGCGCGCCAAACCACGTTTCCTATACTTAAATCACTATCCGTTACATGAAGAAATTCCTGCTCGCCTTATCCTCCCTCCTTGTTCTTGCCTCTGTTGGGCAGTATTTGACGACCCGCGCCGCTGCCTATCCTCCGGCTTTGGGCGGCACCGGGACGACAACCCCCCCGCTTCCTGGCCAAGTTTTGATTGGTAATGGTTCGAACACCTACACCCCCGCGTACATCCTCTGTGCCGGAACCTGTACCGTTGCCACCTCGAGCGGCGGCATCACGATCACGGGAACCGGCGTGGCGACGAATACCGGCAATTGGGCAGGAACATGGCAACTGTTCAACCCTTCGGATTTCCTCTCGTCCAGCACGGTCAAAGTGACGAGCGTGAACGGCCTTTCAGGGGTCGTCACGATCACGTCGAGTTCGCTCGGCGTGGTGTGGCCGACCGTGAATGGCAACCAGGCGGCGAACTACAACATCGTGCCCGGCACCGGACTTTCATCTACCGTATCGGGAGCAACGACCACATTGTCGGTGAGCTTGAATAATGGCAGCACGCAGACCTGCAGCGCGAATCAATTCATCAATTCCGTTACGAGTTCAGGCATCGTGAGTTGCGGATCGGTCACGTTCCCAACCCCGGCCACCTATACGTTCAGCGCGGGCAACGGCATATCTCTCTCAACGGCAACGAGTTCCAGCAATACAACGACCACGATTACGAACACTGGGGTTCTCTCAGTGCAATCATCATCGCAGATCACCGCATCGGCCGGGACTGGAGCCAATATTCAATTCTCCCTCGTACAGGCATATCTCACTGCCGCCCTCCAGACATTGAACGGGGCGACAAGTTCAAATCAAACAATCGTTGGCACGAACGGGCAGATCAACGTGAGTACGGTGGCCGGGGCGGCGAACAGCACGACGACACTTTCGCTCGCGCAAAGCTATCTGACGGCGGCCATCCAAACGCTCGCGGGCATATCGACATCATCGATTGCAGTAAATGGCAGCACGGGATTGGCAGTATCGACAAGCTCGAACGCCATCACGCTTACGAATACCGGCGTCACCTCATTTACGGGACAAGGTTGCGTAACCGCAGCGAACTCAACCGGCAGCGTGGCCTTGGCCGTGAGTTGCATATCGGGAAATCAGACGATTACCTTCACGATCAATGGAGATGCTACGGGAACCGCATCGGGAGCGACCTCCATTACGGACAGTATCACCGTGACCGGTTTGAACGGAAAAGCGCTTCCGGCCAATACGACCGGCACTCTTCAGTACACGAGTGGGGCGTGGAAAATCAACCTCGCAACGAGTTCGCTCGGTGTTTATGATTCAAACGGCAATCTTTCCTCCTACATTGGGTCAGCGTGCGGCGGATCGCAATACGTGAGCGGACTATCGGCATCGGGAACGGTGATCTGCGGTACGCCGGCGGGGACTGGCATCGGCCCGGCAACCACAACCTATGTGGGAGTGTTCAACAGCTCCGGCACACTCATCGGTTTTTCATTATTGACCTACAGCTCATCGACAGGACTCTTTACCGCGCCGACCTCGACGTTCACTGGACAGGTGAGTGCTCCAAACATCGAAAACGTCTTGTACGCCGACCAATGGTCAGGTGCCGACATCGGTGCGCAGATCAACCACGCGGTCGCGTCATCGACGAATAGTCCGGTCGTCGTTGTGACGGCAAGTAGCTCGTACTCGACGCCCATCTTAATCACGGCTAATAATCCACTCATTGAGTGCGCCCCGGGCGTCCATCTCTCGTTCACCGGCGCAGGTACTTCAACGGCCGTAACGTTCAACGTAAACACCGGCACCAAATACGAATGGGGTATGATCGGCTGTTTCGACCAGGGCACGGGAAGTGGAAACAACCAAATAGGGCTCGTGATCGGCGGCACGGGAGGTGCCGATAGCATCACGATCGAAGGCAATCAATTTAAAGGGTTCGCCATCGGTGGTGAGGGCTTGGCGAACACAAACTGGGCGAATATCACCGGAAACAC